TCATTCGTCCCCGTCTCGCGAAAAATCATTAACAGTAAAAGCGGGTATGTTTTTCCCCTTATACTCCTCATCCAAAATCCCAAGTTGCAGTTTGATATGATGTCTCATTGACATAGCCCGCTTTAAGCAATACCTCTTAAATTCTTGGGGGTCGATATCGTAAGGCGAACGAATATGAGGGAACAACAGTTTTAAGTATGCTGTCGCAATCCTCTTAACAGCTTCAGTATCACGAGTATCGGAAGCCTCCGGAACAACAACCAACGCATCAACAATTGCTCGATAGCTTGCATCATCACGTAATTCGTGCAATATAGAGCAGAAATATTCAGAATTCAACGCCCAACCAGATATTTTAAGGTCATCATTCATTCTGGGAATATTCCAACCTTGAATAAAACCATGGAAGCGGTCAATCAAAGCAGATTCGTGGAATACAGCGGGTAGTTCCTCGAACATACTTTCGTATTCGCTCATCTTGTCTTTTGGTATATTCCCACAGAGAACCACGCCAGCATCAGATTTTCCTTCAACCTTTCCGACTGTATATACGCCGTTTTCCATATAACCTTTAAGTGCCGCCCTCATTTCATCGACAGGGTGGAAATTTATCGTCTGGACTTCATCGAAAACAATAAAATCTTGTCCCGCAACCAAACCGTGTTCTTTCTTTTGAATATCATAGAACAATTTTGCTCTCGTCATCATACCACCAGAGGAAAGCCAGCCAAAGCGACTAACTCGGCCAAATAAATATGACTTACCTGTGCCTTTGGGAGCAAGTTCAACTAAATTTAGTCGTTTCTCAACAAATGGAAGTAAGCGTGTGAGCATTGTGAGTTTTTGTTCATCGTCATTGTAACCTGCCGCATTATAGTCGATTGCACCCAACAAGACATCGATCCACTCTTTTGTGGTGAATTCAGCACGAGCATCTTTGTAATAGTCCACGTCAATCTCATAAGGACAGAAGTTGTTGAAGCTCTTCATCTGGATTTTACCCTTGCGCTTTAGTTCCTCGTCAGGCTCCAAATATTCAAGTTCGACAACGCCCCAAGTTTCATGTCCTTTTACGAGGTCGTCCGCACAGGTATACCAAACTTCAGGAGGGATAAGAGTTTCTTTTGTTGATAAGCCAAAATCCGGTAGATTGAACGAAACAAAGCCGGTTCTAATGTCTACATCAACTGAAACTTTTGCCAAAAATCTAACCCGTTCCAATTCGGTAACAATCTTGCTTTTAATTGCCGTCCAGTCTTCTTTGCGAGGAAGGTTCTGTCGGATGAATTCAAGCATTTCTTCCTGATTGAACTCGCCCGTTTCCGACATGAACTTTTTCAAGAGCCAGTCGCGCATAAAGGAAGGCAAGGAGAGGCTTGAAAAGAAATTGCTCTTTTTCAAATCTTTATAGACCACCATTTCCTCGAAGCATCTTCTTAATTTATCAATCATTTTTCCTACCTCCTAAAATACATCCCGTTCGGCAAAGCCCTTGCTCTTAACGGTGAATTCTTTACTTTCTATCTTGTTCTGATTCTCAAATACGTCCATCGTATATTTGTACTTATTTTTCCACCTCAAGATGAGGATGATAAATATATAATACTGCCATATTTCTGGCTGCCTGAGGAAACATTGACACTTCGTACAAATCGTGACCATGTTCCCTATGATGTTTGGGAAAAGCAAGGTTTTATCAAAACCACAGAAGGGAATGTTGTTCATTATGGTTTCATTGAAGCTTTTATTGAAGATTTGGGGACAAAGTACAATATCCGTGAAATTGCGTATGACCGATGGGGCGCTGTACAAATGGTGCAGAACCTTGAAGGTTTAGGCTTTACTGTTGTTCCGTTTGGGCAGGGATTTAAGGATATGTCACCGCCTTCTAAGGAACTTATGAGACTGACCTTGGATGAAAAACTTGCGCACGGCGGTAATCCTGTTTTGCGGTGGATGATGGATAACATTTTCATTCGTACAGACTCCGCAGGAAATATTAAACCTGATAAGGAAAAATCAACAGAAAAGATTGATGGCGCTGTTGCTACAATTATGGCGCTTGACAGAGCAATCCGGAACGGTGGTAATACCGGAACATCAATTTACGATATTGAAGAAAGGGGGTTGATTATATTATGAGCATATTTAAAACTATACTCCATTCAAGGGACAAACCGTCAGACGGGCTCCGTCCACAAAATTATCTAAACAATAACCCGTTCAGCTTTTTCTTTGGCGGTACAACATCAGGTAAAACGGTTAATGAGCGAACTGCAATGCAGACCACGGCTGTGTATTCCTGTGTTAGGATATTGTCAGAAACAATTGCAAGTCTGCCACTACATACCTACAAATACTCCGATGACGGCAAGGAAAAAGCAACAGAGCATCCTCTATATAATCTACTTCATAATGAGCCAAACCCTGAGATGACTTCATTTGTGTTTCGTGAAACGCTGATGAGTCATCTTTTATTATGGGGAAACGCATTTGCACAGATTATTCGTGATGGCAGAGGCAGAATTGTGGCGCTTTATCCTCTTATGCCTGATAAAATGACGGTAGACAGGAACACAAACGGTGAGATTTTTTACATTTATCGTAGTGATAAAGGCGAAATCCTGCTTCGAAAAGAGGATGTTTTACATATTCCCGGACTTGGATTTGACGGACTTATCGGCTACTCTCCCATTGCAATGGCTAAAAATGCAATCGGTATGGCAATTGCTACCGAGGAATATGGCGCAAAATTCTTTGCAAATGGTGCGAATCCCGGCGGTGTGCTTGAGCATCCGGGCATTGTAAAAGACCCTAATCGTGTTCGGGATAGCTGGAACGCTGTTTACCAAGGCAGTAATAATGCTCACCGCATTGCAGTTTTGGAAGAGGGTATGAAATTCACAGCCATCGGTATCCCTCCGGAGCAGGCGCAGTTTCTGCAAACACGGAAGTTTCAGATTAATGAAATAGCAAGAATTTTCAGAATACCGCCTCATATTATTGGGGATTTGGAAAAGTCCAGCTTTTCTAATATAGAGCAGCAATCCTTGGAATTTGTAAAATACACTCTTGACCCTTGGGTAATACGCTGGGAGCAATCCATGCAAAAAGCGTTACTTTTGGATAGCGAAAAGAGTAAATATTTTATAAGGTTATCGGTGGATGGCTTGCTTCGTGGAGATTATGCTTCAAGAATGAATGGATATTCGACAGGCAGACAAAACGGCTGGTTATCGGCAAATGATATTCGTGAGCTCGAAAACCTTAATCGTATCCCCACAGAACTTGGTGGCGACCTATACCTTATAAACGGTGCGATGACAAAACTTGAAGATGCAGGCTTGTTTGCAAAACAGGCTGAGTCTGCGCCTAAAATAACAGAAACGGAGGCAAAACAATGAAGAAATTTTGGAACTGGATAAAAAATGAGGACAACACCCGAACACTTACTCTTGATGGTGTAATTGCTGATGAGAGTTGGTTTGGAGACGAGGTGACGCCTAAAGCTTTTAAGTCAGAGCTAATAAATGGCGAGGGTGACATTGAAATTTGGATAAATTCACCAGGTGGCGATTGCATAGCTGCAAGTCAAATCTATAATATGCTGATGGATTATAAAGGGAATGTGACCGTCAAAGTCGATGGCATTGCTGCAAGCGCTGCTTCTGTAATTGCAATGGCGGGAACTACAGTACAAATGTCACCGACAAGCCTTATGATGGTGCATAACCCATTAACTGTTGCCATCGGTGACAGTGAGGAAATTCAAAAGGCAATCGCAATGCTTGATGAGGTAAAGGAATCCATTATCAATGCCTATGAAATAAAAACAGGTTTATCAAGGGCAAAGCTGTCCCGTCTTATGGATGCGGAAACATGGCTGAACGCAAACAAGGCTGTGGAGCTTGGCTTTGCAGATGAGGTAATGTTTGAGGACAAACGTAAAAATAATCAAAATGAAACCTATGCTTTTTCAAGACGTGCAGTTACAAATTCACTGCTTGATAAGCTGAAAACCAAAGTCAATCCGATAAAGAACGGTACACCGATTGACAGCCTTGATAAGAGGCTTTCGTTAATAAACCATTAAAATTTTAGGAGGAATTATATTATGAACAAAATTTTAGATCTGCGTGAAAAAAGAGCAAAAGCATGGGATGCGGCAAAAGCATTTCTTGACACCAAACGTGGCAATGACGGTCTTTTGTCAGCTGAAGACACTGCAACTTATGAAAAAATGGAAGCCGATGTTGTAAATCTTGGTAAGGAAATTGACAGGTTAGAACGCCAATCTGCACTTGACCTTGAACTTTCCAAGCCAGTAAATACACCAATTACAGGTAAGCCTACTGCAAGTGACGATGCTAAAACAGGCAGAGCATCTGACGATTATAAGCGTTCTTTTTGGAATGTGATGAGAAACAAATCTGTCAACTTTGATATTACCAATGCTCTTCAAATTGGCTCTGACAGTGAAGGAGGCTATCTTGTACCTGATGAGTTTGAACGTACCTTAGTGCAAGGGTTAGAAGAAGAAAACATCTTTAGAGCTCTTGCAAATGTAATCACAACTTCAAGCGGCGACAGAAAAATCCCTGTTGTTGCTACCAAAGGCAGTGCTTCTTGGATTGACGAGGAAGGCGCTATCCCTGAAAGCGATGATGCTTTTAATCAAGTTTCCATTGGGGCATATAAGCTTGGCACGATGCTTAAGGTTTCCGAGGAACTTTTAAACGATAGTGTATTCAATCTTGAAAGCTATATTACAAAGGAATTTGCAAGACGTATCGGCACAAAAGAAGAGGATGCTTTCTTCAACGGAGACGGCAGCGGAAAACCAACAGGTATTTTTAATGCCACCGGCGGTGCTGAAACGGGAGTTACCACAGCAAGTGCAACTGCAATTACGATTGATGAGATTATGGATTTGTTCTATTCTCTCAAATCCCCATACCGCAAAAATGCAACCTTTATAATGAATGATGCAACAGTTAAAGCAATAAGGAAGTTAAAGGACGGTAACGGAAATTATATATGGCAACCTTCCTTAACTGCAGGTACTCCAGATACCATTCTTAACCGTCCTGTTGCAACATCAACCTATGTACCAACGATTGCAAGCGCGGCAAAGACCATAGCATTTGGTGATTTTGGTTACTATTGGGTAGCTGATAGGCAGGGCAGAGCGTTTAAACGCCTGAACGAACTCTATGCTACTACTGGTCAGGTGGGATTTATGGCAACACAAAGGGTTGACGGTAAGCTTATTTTACCTGAAGCAATCAAAGTATTGAAACAAAAAGCGTAGGGCAACGTGACGTTGCATCTAATTTATAGGAGGTAAATCATGAGTAACAGCTGTAAAAACTATAAAACCGATAACGGTGATACTTGGGTTGTGGGCGGTAAGCTTAAGGTTGAAACAGGAGCAGTCCTTGAGGGTTTTCCAAAAGCTACAAATCAAGGGGTAAGCACTGCAAGCACCATTGCAGCCTTAGTAACTGATTTCAATGCCATGCTTACTAAGCTTAAAACCGCAGGGTTAATGGATCAGGATTAAATCCATGCTTAATTTAATTGAAATAAAAGAATATCTAAGGCTTGATGATAATAGTGAGGATGGGTACATAAATGTGCTCATCCTTTTATCATGTGAGATGGTGCTAAACTATTTAAGACTTGAAGAACTACCTACCGATATACCCACTGCCATAAAACAAGCAATGCTCATAATCATAGGATACTTTTATGAAAACCGTGAAGGAACAAAGGAAAGTATGCCCAGTGTGATATATCTGCTATTAAACCCATATAGAAAGGTGGCGTTTTAAATGGATTTCTCGAAATTGAGGAACAGAATTATATTATTGAAACCGCTTAAAACAAACAAAAACTCTATGGGTGAAAATATTCCGGTATGGATACCTTTTAAGCCTACTTTAAATCATAATCTGCAAACTGAGGATGGAAAAATTTATTTAACTCAAGATAATGCGGGTAACTCCATTTTAGTTTATTCTGATGAAAAGCCTTATGCACACACATTGGCACTTACAGAGTTTGCAATATGGGCAAATGTTACCCCAATGCTTGGGCGTGAATATGCCGAAAGCCAAAAAATACGGGCAGAAACTACCTATCGTATAACAACGAGATTTTTCAAAGGCATTACTACTGATATGAAGATTTTATATAAGAATAAAACCTTTGATATCGTTTCCGTTTTAAATATAGAAGAACGAAATATTGAGCTTCAAATTATTTGCTCGGAGGTGGACAGCAATGGCAAAGGATAAAGATGTCTTTGGGTTCGAGGAACTTACAAAATCATTTCAAAAATTAGAAAAGCAGTATCCTAATAAAGCAGATGCCATGCTGATGGCACAAGGTCGCGCAGTGACTAACAAGACAAAATCCAATACTCCTGTTGGTAAGACAAAAAAGCTAAAAGGCTCTTGGCGACTTAAAAAGGTCAAAATCTACAAAGGTGGCAAGGTGCGTGTGGTGCGTATTCAGTCGGAAGCACCGCATGCCCACCTTGTGGAATATGGTCATGAAATTGTTCGTGGTGGAAAAGCCCGTGACAATCGAGGTAGAAAATTCAATGTGGTTCAACGCTCTGTTCGTGGCATTAAATCGGGTGGACATGTGGAAGGTAATAAAATGTTAGAAAAATCCATAAAGGAAGCTGAAACAAGGTTTTATAAAGATGCTGAAAAAATGCTTGATCAGCTGACAAAGGAGGTTGAAATGTGATAACCATACAAGATTTACAATCTGCTATTACAAAAGTGCTTACAGATAACGGAAACACTGTCACGGCAAACGAAATTGATGAAGGGTTTTTAAAACCTACATTTTTTATTGACCTTTTTACAAATAGCACAGAAGTTCAGAACCAATATAATGAACTTATAAATGTAGTAGTGGAATTAAAATACATTCCTGCTGTTGAAACTCGTGAAGAGTGCATCGTAAAAAGTGGTCAAATAAAAAATATGTTTTTAAATAATCCGCTTTCTGTAAGTGATAGGTTCTTAACCGTAAATGACATCACATTTGATTTAGATAACAACAATTTAATAGCATATTTTGAGTTGGAGTTTTTGCAGGAGCGAAATATTCCGGTCAAAGAATATGAGGAAATAAAGAATATAGAAATAGGAGGCATAGACAATTATGGGTCTTCCACAGGTAATAATTGAATTTAAAGCAAAAGCCGATACCGCCGTAATTCGATCCGGCGGTGGCATTGTTGCGGTAATTGTAAAGGATAACACAGGTACTTTCGATACCAAAATATATACTAAAGAATCTGATATCGTTCAAAGCCATTACACTGCTACAAACCGTGACTACCTATCTAAAATTTTCTTAGGTGGGGCGAGCAAGGTAATTGTGGAGCGAATCGGAACAACGGATAATTATGATATTGCTCTAAACAGACTTAGAAATAAGGTCTGGAATTATCTCACTATCCCCGGTATCGTAACCGATGATGTTACAACCATTGCCGATTGGATTAAAACCCAAAGGGACAGCAATAAAAAAACGTATAAAGCTGTGCTGCCTAACAGCAACGTAAACCATGAGGGTATTATTAATTTTGCAACAGATGCCATTAAGGTTGGTACTAAAACCTATACAACAGCAGAGTATTGCGCACGTATTGCAGGTCTACTTGCAGGATTGCCACTTACTAAAAGTGCTACCTATGCAGTTTTGGCTGAGGTTGAGAGCATAACGGAAAGCACCACTGCTGATACGGATATTGACGCAGGTAAGCTTATTTTAATCAATGATGGAGCAAAGATAAAAATCGCAAGGGGTGTAAACTCGCTTGTAACGCTTTCCGGCAGCAAAACCGAGGATATGAAAAAGATTAAAATTGTTGAGGGTATGGATATTATTCGTGATGACATTCGCTCTACCTTTGAAAATCAGTATATCGGTGAAAACAACAGCTATGACAATAAGGTACTTTTCCTATCTGCAATAAACCAATACTTCAAGCTGTTAGTCTTGCAAGGCGTTTTATACGATAAGTTTGATAATGTAGCTTCTATTGATATGGATGCGCAAAGAGAATATCTAATGCAAAAACTTGATATTACGCAGTGGTCAGATGAGCAGATAAAACAGGCGGATACCGGTACTTATATTTATGTAACTGCCAATATAAAGCTGCAAGACAGTATCGAAGATTTGAAATTTTCGTTATACATTTAAGGAGGTGTAAGATATGGCAATAAAACCTACCGCACCACGAGTTATGAGTGGTACATACGGAATGCTTTATTGGGATGGAGACCCCGTTTTCGAGGTTTCTTCTTTCGAGGCAAAGTTGAAGGTGAACCGTGAAACTGTTAATATGGCAGGTGATATTATGGAGGATAGCAAGTTAACAGGTATTTCCGGTGAGTTTAGTTTTAAGGTAAATAAGGTGTTCTCTCGTGGTCAAATTAAACTTGCAAGTGCTATAAAAGCAGGAAAAGACCCACGAAGTCAGCTGATTGGCAAAATTGATGACCCGGATGCTTATGGCAGCGAAAGGCTCGTTATTAGCAATTGTTGGTTTAATGACCTGTCCCTTATGAAGTTTGAAAATAAGAAACTTGGTGAAGAGGAATTTTCCGGCGGTTTTACTGATTATTATTTCCCCGACACAGTTGCTCCAAAATAACACCTACGGGGTGTTCTAATTTAAAATATAACAGAACGGAGTCTTTTTAATTATGAATAAGCAAACTAAATTAACCCTTAAAGATTTAATTGCTCGTAAGGAGCAAATGCTGGAAAGCAAAAAGCAAAAGAAAACCAAGGATTTATACATTAAATCCCTTGACAGCACGATTACCATTGAAAGTCCAACAGCATCACTCTCTAAAGATGCACAGGAAATGGAAAACGGTGATATTTATATGGTTTATCAGTGTGTAATTGAGCCGTGCCTGAAGGCTAAGGAGCTTCAAGAGGCATTTGAATGTGTCGAACCGATGGATATTGTTGAGAAAATATTTGATATTGGCGAGATACCGCAAATTGCAGTTGAGTGTTTAAAACTTGCTGGATATATGGACAGTGTAAAGGCACTTGATGAAATAAAAAACTAATCAAGGAAGATGGTGAGTTATATATGATTCATCACTTCCTACATCGTGGATTTAAGCCTGAATATATAATAAATCTAAGCCTTGCCGATAAGATTTTCTTTCGTGCAAGCTTAGATTTATTTATTGAAGAGGAAAATCAAAAATACAGTGCGATTAGCGGCGGTTAGAATTGGAGGTGATGACCGGTGGCTAAACGGAATATTGGTGCAACACTATCTTTGAACAATGGGAACTTTTTTACTAATATAAAATCAGCAATCACTGGCACAAACAATCTTAAAACCGCAACGACAAGTGCTACTGGTTCACTTAAGAAAATGGGTGCACAAAGCAATACAACCGGTGGCTCACTAACTTCCCTCGCTAAAAAAGCTGTTGGTGTGGTTGCAGCTTATACAGGATTTAAGCAAGTTACAGCTTTTGTTTCAGATTGCGTTACAGGGGTTATGGAACTTGAAAGAGCCAATACAAGACTTGAAACCTTGATGATGAATGTAAAAGGCACAACAAAAGATCAAGTGCAAGAGATTATAAAATACGGTGATGCCTTGGAGATGGTAACAACCATCGAGGGAGATGCAACAGTTGCGGGGGCATCCCAGCTCGCTACTTTCCAGTTAAACTCAAATACAATAAAAACCATTATGCCCGCATTTCAAGATTTGGCGGTTGCACAGTATGGTGTTAATGTTACGCAAGATCAGATGATACAAAGCGGAAACCTAATTGGTAAAGTTATGATGGGTTCCGTTGGTGCTCTTACAAAAGCAGGCGTTTCCTTTACAAAAACACAAGAGAATATATTAAAAACAGGCACCGAAAGCCAAAAAGCTGCAACCTTGGTTGAGGTGCTTGGTGCTAACTTCGGTGGACTTGCAAAAAGTATGGCTCAAACACCGGAGGGCAGAATACGGCAGCTGAAAAACGCATGGGGTTCTGTTAAAGATGAAATAGGCTTTGCAGTTCTTCCTGTAATCTCAAAGGTTGTTTCTTTTACTGCTTCTAAAATACCGCAGATGAGAGATGCCGTAACAAATGCTATAAATGGCATCAAACAGCCACTAATTTGGATTAAAGATAATGTCCTCCCACCGCTTCAAACTGCATTCAAAGGTGTATGGGATTTTGGTGTATCCACATTTAATAACATAAAAAATGCAGTGCAAGATAATATGCCAAAATTCGAAGGGTTAAAAACAATCCTGCTTGATGTGAAAACTTTTCTAATTAATGCATTTGAGACTGCAAAACCAACTATAAGCTGGCTGAAAGATGTGGGTTTGCCACTTGTGGTAGATGCGGTAGGGTTTGTTTTAGATAAGGCAATTGCGGTTTACAATTTTATCAGTAGCAATTGGGGTGCAATAGAGCCAATTGTTTATGGAATTGCAGCAGCTTTTGCTGCTTACAAGATTGCGGTTATGGCAGTTGATGCTTGGAACTGGATATGTGCTGCATCAACCGGTGCTATGACAATTGCACAATGGGCATTAAATACAGCCTTTTATGTTTCGCCTGTTGGTTGGGTGGTTTTAGCAATTGGTGCCTTAGTTGCGATAGGTATTGTGCTTTGGAAAAACTGGGATAAAATCGCCAACTTCTTTATTTGGTCATGGAACGCTATAAAAGATGGTGCAGTTTTCTGTTGGAATGCCATAGCAGGTGTGTTTATTGGAATTGGTAACTGGTTCAATCAAAATGTCGTGCAACCTGTATGGCGTGTATTTGAGCCAATTGTTATGGGAATAGCCTCAATCTTTTTAAAGATATGGGAAATAATAACCGTTCTATTCGGCACACTTGCAGCTTGGTTTAACAGCACAGTTATACAGCCTGTTATCAGCTTTTTCACACCGATTGTTACGACCGTAGTTGGTATATTTCAAAATGTATGGAATGGAATAGTAAATATCTTCTCGGTGGTCGGCTCATTCTTTAGTGGGATTTTTACAGGTGCATGGAATTTGATAGTTTCTGCCTTTTCAGGAGTAACTGCATTTTTCAGTGGTATTTGGAACGGCATAACAAGTATTTTCACAACCATTGGAACTGTTATAGGTAATGGAATAGCCGGAGCGTTTAAAGCAGTTGTGAACAGTATTATTTCATTTGCTGAAAATACAATCAACGGTTTCATAAACGCTATTAACTGGTCAATTGATGTAATAAATAATATTCCGGGAGTTAACATTACAAAACTTGCACTGATTAGCGTTCCCAAGCTTGCTGAAGGTGGCATCATAAACCGTGCCGGTCGGGTAATGGTTGGCGAACGTGGCCCCGAGTATTTGGATTTACCTCAAGGTGCAAAGGTTACCCCACTTCAAAAGGCAGGTAGCCAAAACAATATCACTATCAATGTATATGCAGACGGTAAAACGTCTGATGAAATTGTAAACGAAGTAGTACCAAGGCTTAAATTGGCACTGGCGAACATATAAGGGGGATGTTTTTTGGACATTTATCTTTCTGTTAATAATCGAGCGGAGGTGTTAAAGCTACCAGTTGTTCCTAAGGAATTTACAGTCTCAAAACCACAAAAAAATGAAGTGTTTGAAACAGTAACTCAAGGCGAACTGCGGCTGATTGGAACACCGGGACTTAAAAGCATAACAATATCTTCTTTTTTCCCTATAAGAGAGTATCCGTTTTTGCGAGATAACACATACAAGGGATTTGAATACGTCTATATAATTGATACTTGGATACTTCAAAAGCTGCCAATAAGGCTGATTATTACAGACACTCCAATAAATATGGCGGTGTCTGTTGAGAACTTTGAATATACGATAGGTCAAGATGGTGATTTAAAATACAGCTTAGTTTTGGGCGAATTTAAAATTCTATAGGGTGGTGGAATATGAAACTTTATGCAGATAATATTGAAATAACAAATTATACGGGTGGCTTAGCTTGGCAAAATACAATCTTAGAGCTTGCCACTACAATGTCCTTTGAGGTCGCAAAAACAGATGCAAAATATTTGAATATATACACACCCCAGCTTGGGAGCATAATAAGTCTTGTTACAAACGAAGAAATATTCCGAGGCATCGTTATTTCTATTGATGATGGCGATCTAAGATTAAACAAATATACTGTTTGTGACTTTGGGTGGTATCTTAATAAATCAAGTGAAACGTATCAATTTAATGCAATGCCTGCATATAAGGCTATCCAAAAGATGTGCGGTGATTTTAACATTGAAATTGACAGCTTACCAGACATTAAGACTGAAATAACAAAGATATATATGGATAAGACCATATCGGAGATATTGTCTGACATTCTAGAGCAGTGTGGTGGAGGCTTTAATTTTAATGTAACACCAAAAGGACTACGGATATACAAGATTGGCGATATTACGGCATATCCCGAATTTCAGTTATCACCTAATACAAGAAATATATACTCACCCACCGCACGAGGGAATCAAAGCCATACAGAATCTATTGAAGATATGAAAAACTCTATCAAGGTTATTACAGAAAAAGATGATATGTATTCGGTTAAAAAAGTTGTCCGCAATGATGAACTTATACAAAAATACGGGCTACTTCAAGATGTTGTTAAAATTGACCCTGAAAAGGAAAATGCTAATGTTGTCGCACAGGCTAAGCTTTCTGAACTTTCCAGAATAAAGGAAAGTATTTCTTTTGAGATCATTGAAGCTATAGACAGCTATACAAGAGCAGGTTATATGATTACAGTTGACAGTACGGATTATATTATTGAAGGTAGCGGACACAGTATTAAAAACGGGATTCATTATGTTAAGATAGATTTAAGTAAATTCGGGTAGTGTGTTAATTGACAAATGGAATGATTTGTAATATAATAAATAATGATTGGAAATTGTAACATGTTTAAATTTCAGATTATTTGTATTTGAAATTATGCGTATCAATATCACTTGTAATTTTGGGAATAATAAGCGATTGTCTGCACATTTGATTATAATATGAAAGGGAAATTGTCTATGAAAAAAATAGCTATAATACTACTAACAATATCAATAATATCAAGTATAACAACAATTGTTTGTGCTGAAACAAGCAAATTCATTAGTATTTCAGCTGGTGCAGACCATTATTTAATATTAAAAGATGATGGTACTGTCTGGGCTTGGGGAAAAAATGATTATGGGCAGTTAGGGGTTGGCAACAGAGAACCCTTGTCAGCTCCCACTCGTATAGATACAATAGATGGCATTATAAAAGTTTGTGCGGGTTATCAATATTCTATAGCACTAAAAAAGGATGGTTCTGTATGGACGTGGGGAAAAAATTATGTCGGGGCTTTAGGTGATGGAACACCTGATAATAGTCTAGTACCTGTCAAAATAATTGGAGGGGACTCAGTTGTAGACATATCCGCAGGTGGACAACACAGTTTAGCGGTAGGAAGGAACGGGAATTTAAGAACTTGGGGTATGAATAATTACGGACAACTCGGTATTAAGAACTTTACATACAAATTTACTTACCCTCAACATGTAAAAAAGTCATTTGGCGAAGGCGAAATATTTGATGCAAGATGTGTGTCAGCAAATATAAACATGTCTATGATGCTGAAAACAGATGGTACTGTATGGACTTTTGGCGATTCCACACAAGGTCAAGCCGGAAATGGCGAAATTACCTTTGGGAATGGCAGTCTTGTTGAAGCTAAAGGGTTGAAGGACATTATTGCAATTTCAGCTGGAGGATATCATGCTGCAGCACTTGACAAAGATGGTTCTGTCTACCTATGGGGAGGTAATAATTTTGGACAGTTGGGTAAAGTAAGTGATAATGTTGCAACTCCTGAAAAAGTGAATAATTTCACAAATATTATTGCAATTTCGGCGGGTATGGGAAGAACAATTTTGGTTGATTCCAAAGGAGATGTGTGGAATTGTGGATACAACAGAGAAGGGCAGCTTGCTGATGGCACAAATATCAATAAATTCGAGTTTATCAAGGTGAGTGGTTTATCCGATGTAACAGCAGTTTCTGCTGGGGGTGATGGCTCACTAGCACTAGAAAAGGATGGGACAGTATGGATATGGAATAATAATCAAGTAAAGCAAATGCAAGAAAGTGATTATGTTCCTACAAAAGATCCTGTTGATAATACAAATGATATCACAAAAAAAGTGCCAAATGTGGATGAAACAACATATCAAAACATTCCGTGGGAATACGCAGTTGAAGGCGGTAACACCGGTGAAATAATATTTGCAAATAAACAATATATTAGTGTTGGAGTTCAAGGAATTAAAATATCAACCGACCTAAAATCTTGGAAAACAGTTAACAAAACTAGTTATAATTCCATAGCCTACAACGGGAATACTTTTGTTGCAGTTGGCGAAAGGGTACCGATGGCAACGTCTACTAATGCGATAAATTGGACAACCAACTCCAACCCCAATACCAATGGAATCGAAACTATTATTTGGGATGGAAAAAGGTTTGTTGCAGCAGGAGCAGGCACAATAATTATATCAGACGATGGATTTAATTGGGCAAACAAGTCGGTTGATTATGATGGTAGTTTTCGAGGTATCGCATACAATGGCAATATGTATGTTTTAACAGGTTGGTGGGGAGGTATAATTTGCTCAACAGATTTAGAAAACTGGGATAGTGTAGAGTTTAATGGATACTTTTTAACCCCTGGTACAATTAGATGGTTAAAGGATAGATTTGTGGTAACAGGTGGTGGCGGGGCAATTTATTCTTCATTTGACGGAATGCATTGGAGCAAAGCAAAGCAACAATGGGATAACTGGATGCAATCTTGTGCATATAATGGAAAAATATTCATTGCTGTTGGTATGGATGCTACAATTTATGTTTCATTAGACGGTGATTATTGGATATGTAAAACAGAATGGAATGACACTAAAAATAGTTATAATGATATAATTTGGACGGGAGAAAAGTTTGTTATTTTAGGGCGCGACCATAATTTATCTTGGGATCCTGACGATATTATCAAAGTTAAAGTCAATGATTCATATTTAATAATGGATACTGCCCCTGTTACGAGTCAAGATAGAACGCTGGTACCTGTTCGAGTAATTTCTGAAGCATTGGGGGCACAAGTTGATTGGTCTGACGTGAAACAGACAGTAACAATAACTTTGAATGGAAATATAATAGAAATAAAGCCTTATGATACCAATGTTGCTGTAAACGACGAAATATTACAGCTAGACATTCCTGCACAAATGATTGATAATAGGACATTTTTGCCTCTGAGATTTGTAGTAGAAAATCTAAATGCTACAGTAACGTGGGATGAGGATGCTAAAACGATTAGTATAAATAGTAATCATAAAGCTTAAAAGCTTATTTATATTGTCATGATTGCTGAATGCAAAGAGAAAGACGACTACTTCGGTACTCGTCTTTCTCTTTGCACTTTTTACGGAGGTGGTGAATTTTTTATGAACGGCATTACAGAGCTTGCAAAGCTATTAAAAGAACGGGAAAATTCAGACAGCTATTCCCCAATGTTTGGTACAATTATTGAGCTGCCAAACCTTAAAATCCGCCTTGGTGATAAGGTGATATTAACTGATAAGCATATTAAAAAGTGTGTATCTGTTGATGAACAAGATGAAAACGGGATTTATAAAAATATCGGCAAAGAGGTGATTTTGCTACCCTTTGCTAATAATCAGAATTTTGTGCTTTTAGGGGTGGTGATTTAAATGTTTCCACAAACTCAGGATTTACCAAGCTTGGCTGTTGCAGAAAATGCATCCGCTGAACTTGGTAAGTCCTTTTTATTTGACTTTTCTAAGGGGGATTTTGTAATGCACAACGGTAAACTTGTGCAAACAAACGATATAACTGTATGGATAGAGAAAATAATCAGAACAGAAAAGGACAGATATAAAATATATAACGATACCGATTACGGAGTGCGACTTGAGGACTTAGTTATTGGTACAAATTATGATCTTGCTTTTGCTGAAAGTGAAATCAGGCGTGAAATTGAAGATGCCTTGCTTACACACCCACAAATAACAGGCATTTCAAATTTTAGATTTATAAGAACACCAAGTGGTGCAGAGGTTAGTATGGAGGTGATTTGCCTTGACCAAACAAGAAATATTACAGCAACTTTTAAATAATATACCGAATGAGTTTGACAAGTCTGTCGGCTCATTTTTTTATGATGCCTTAATGCCGGTGGCAATAGAGCTTGAAGATATATATGCGAATCTTGATGATATTTTGCCACACGCTTTTGCAAAATCAGCTACCGGAATCTACCTTGATAATAAGGTGGCTGAGCAAGGCTTAACCCGTAAACCTGCAACAAAGGCAATCGGTACAGTAGAGATTATAGGCGATAATGGTGCAAATATTAGAATTGGCGATAAGGTATCAGCGGATACTTTAACCTTCACAATAACTGAAAATAAAGTGATTACTGAGGGCAGCGTCATAGCTTCAGTTCAGTGTGATATTGCAGGTATTGCTGGCAATGTACCCATAGGCAGCATTAACCGTTTTCCTGTTACTTTGCCGGGAATTGTATCAGTTACAAATCCTACGCCGACAACTGATGGTTTTGATGCTGAAACAGATGATGAGCTTAGGCAACGGTATTTTGACAAGGTATCAAGACCCTCTACAAGTGGAAACATATTTGATTATATAAGCTGGGCAAGAGAGATTACAGGGGTTGGCGGTGTGAAGGTTGTGCCGCTTTGGAATGGTAACGGAACAGTTAAGGTTATGATAATTAATTCAAACGGTGCAGTTGCAGATAGTATCCTGATTAATAAGGTAGCCGAAAGCATTGAACAAAAACGCCCTATCGGTGCAAATGTTACGGTTGAAAGTGCAACACCAGTGCAAATTAATATTAGTGCTGTATTAACCCTGAAAGCCGGAGTAACCATAACAGACATTAAATCCAATATTCAGGCGGCAATCACAAAATATCTAAAAGATATCGCCTTTAAGCAGGATTATGTGTCCTATGCCTACATTGGAAGTAAAGTCTTAAGTATTGACGGAATTTTGGATTATGAGAATTTGACCGTAAATACCAATGCTGTCAATGTGGATATTGCAGAAAATGAAGTGCCTATTTTAGGTACCTTGGAGGTGAGTACAGCTTGA